TATGCACGAGGCATCTCACTTTCTTGTGCTAATTCAAGAATTCCATTGATTGCTTCTTGTCCTTTTTCTATAATTGAATATAAATTTCCTCTAGTATAATCATAATCTTTTTTAATATCATTAACTATTGAAGAATACTTTTCTAATTCTTCTTCTTTATTCTTTGCACTAGTATCTATTTCTACTATTTCTCCGGTTACGTCAAATGCTTCGTTTAATTTGTCGAATTTTTTTGTCATTTTCATGTGTCAACATTAATGGTAGATTTCACTAAATCCAAAATCATCGCCTTGTTGAACTAGAGCATTATCTGCTGCTGTAATGGATTTAACTTCAGCACCAGCAAGATGTGCAGTAATTACACTACCATCTTTTCCTCTATCAACAGTTAAAACGTTTCCAGATTTTGATTTAACATAAATTTCTTCACCTTCAACGTCTAGATATGTATTTGGCAAAATTGATGTTGAACTGTTGACTGTTATCAAGGTATCTGTTTCTACTATATCCTTTGCAAGATTTGTAATAATAGTACCTGTATAATTTTTGATAGCCCTTGTACTGGAAGAATAGATAATAGATCTATTTGTGGTAGAAGATACGTCGCCAGAAGCATAACTGATTGTTGCTTTTTTGATGATGTCTTTAGTTGCCGAAGTAATAGGTCCGAAGAGATAAGTTTTTGCAGTAAATCTTAAAGTGTATATCAATACTCTTCTAGTTGTGAAATCCCCTTCATAATCATCTTGCATAGTAACACTATCCAAAACAATTGGAATATCTTTTTTTTCGTTTATTTCTGAAAGAAGATTGACTGTTAAATTATATGAGGGTTGAAAATATGGCAAAATTTGTTCTATGATCTGAAGTGCATCTTCATTCAATTTTGACATAATAGACAACTCAAAACTCATATTATAAGGAACTGGCATGTATGCTTTTTTTATAACAGTCCCATCTTCAACTGATTTTGAAACAAATGTTTGTGTTGTTGTTACTTTTCTTGATGAGTCATATGTTATACCAGTAAATTCAAATGCCATTCTTGGCAATGTAATTTGAACTGGCTTACTTAAATCTGGCGACTGCTCAAGGCGAGCCAAAAACTTTTGAGTTGGACCATATGCCAACGGTACTTCTATCACATCAGAAATATTGCCCGAAGAATCTGTATGATGAATACTGATTCCATTAAATAGTGAACCAAAAGCAATAATTGTTTTTCTAAAAATTTCGTGATAAAAATATTCAAACATATAATTATGGATGCATTAGTACTATTTAACAGTTTTTTAATTACGGCACTCCAAAAGGATTGCTTTCTGTAAAATCAATAATTTGATCTGCTTCCGTTTCAATATTATGATTGTCGCCAAATCCATCAGCAACTGAGTTAATATCGATTCCTTTGAGTGCATATGAAGAACTTGATGCCGATCCTACTATATTTTCTCCGCTAATAAATAAACCATTTGCCGAAGATATTTCTAAAGTATTTGTAACAGCATTCCATGATTTTACTCTTGCAGTAACTCCGCTAATAGAACCTGTAATTACCTCATTAAATTGATAAGTTCCAGAACCAGTTAGATTTGGATTTCCAATAGTAATAGTTGGAGTTGCTGCATATCCAAGTCCAGCGTTTGTAAGTCTAATTTCAGTAATTGATCCAGCAGAACTTACGACTGCAGTTGCTGCTGCAGATATAGTTGCTGAACCATTGAATATAATTGGTGGCGCAAATATATATCCAGATCCTCCATTTGTAATTGTAATAATTCCCACAATTCCATCGCCAATAATTGAAGTAGCAGCTGCTCCAGATCCTCCTCCACCAATAAATCTTACGCCAGGTGTAGTTGTATAACCATATCCAGGTCTAATAATTTGAATACTTTGAACAGATTTTGAACTTGGATCTACGCTATCAGTACATACAACAATCCCTTCAATCATTGTTACAGTTGCAATACCAGTTCTGCCTGAAGATGGTGCAGATGAAATACCAACTCTTGGATTTTTTGTATATCCCCCACCTCTGTTAGTTATTGAAATATACCTAATTCCACCATTAACTATTCCCGTAATTGCATTTGCAGTAGAACCAGCTCCAATTAAAGTTAAAACTTGACTTACGCCAACAGGACCTACATATTCTGGAGGTCCAGATTGATTTGTACCATTAATTGCATTATCAATTTCTGGATAACCAGTAGCAATAACTTCATCTTCATATTGAAAGAGTTCGCATCTAAGTTGATAAGTATAATTTTTTAGAAGTTGATAGAATGGTTTTTCATGTTCCACATATTTAATTTCAAATATACGATCTCCTAAAGGAAAATAAACTAAATCACCTTCTTTGGGTCTAGAAGATAATTTTATATTTGGCATATTTTGAATCAATGGTGTAATATAACTGGTAAATCTTTCTCTCGATATAGTAAGACTTACTTCATTTAGTGCTTGAATACCGAACTTTGAAAGAATTGTTGGGTTATCTGAATATCCATCATAAGTATCTAAGTAGGCTTCGATTGGATATGCATTATTAAATAAAGAATCTATAACTTCTTTAATAACTGTTTTCTCTGTAATATATTTTCTAGGTAGATAATATACTTCAATACCATACATTTGTATCTGTTCATTGATTATATCTTGAACAAGATTTTGTTCTGATCTTGATCCTTGTTGAAAAAATGGATTAAGCATAATGGTTATCCAATCATATCCAAAGGTGGAAGTTCATATGTATTAGACATTTTTTCCATTAAAATATCCAATTCTCTTTGTCCATCATCATATATTTGTCTTCCATTTAATTCAACGCCACCAGGAAGCTTCACACCTTGAAATTTAATTAAATTTTGTCCCCATTGACGTTTGACTAATGCAGTAAGATATGGTTTGATAAAAGAATCATTCCATATTCTTGCATAATCATTAGGATCTAAAGTACTATAACAATCAATAATAAAATATTGTCCAGCCGATACAGATGCCCAATCAATATCTAAATATAACCTATCTTGTCTTTTATTAAAACGAATTTGCTTTTCTGTATTAAGTAAAAAATCTAAATCTTCTAGATATGTCTTAACCATTGCATATGACAGAATTTCAGTTGCTCCCCAATAGTAAACATCGTTTAAAAATAATTGATACTTAACACTAAACATGCTGTTTGTGATAGTGTTTGTGCCATCAAAACGAAATATCTTATTGACTCCTATGATATTTGGTGGAATTTGTAAAAAATTACTATTTTCTGTATAAGTAAAAGTAGTTGCTGTCCCTGCTATAGTCGTAGAAGTTGTTATAGTTGTTAAACCTACTTTAGTTCCAGAACTTGAACTTGGGGAAGATCTTCCTCTATCAATATCTGCCTGAGTTACTTGATATTTGTAAAATGTTGGATATACCCCATCAAAATGTCTTTCTTGGAAAAATTGTATTGCATCATCAACTAAATCATCAATTTGCTCATCCGCAACATTAATTTCAAGTACAGGCGCACCCAATTTTCTTTTGCAATAATCTATTAATCCTTGTCTAGTAGATGGTTGCGCCATTTTCTATTACCATTTGAAATATTTATTAAAATTTTAAAGAATTTAAATTAGATAAAACTTCCTGTTGTTTTAAGTACAATTTAAAATAACATTTTGCAATGTCTTTTATTTTGTCAACATCTTCAATACTATCTATTTCTGCAGAAATCTTAAAATATTCAAAACTTTTTGATAAATTTTCAAGTTCAATTTCATTTGGATCCATTTGATAATCCTCTTAGTAAATTTTTGATTTCTGATAAATCATCTTTAATACTAGCAACATCACTCTCAAGATTCTGTATCTTTTCATTCTCTTTATTTTTCATATCTCTTCTTAAAAGATAGTCTTCATATTCACTCATATTTGTATTAATTATAGAATTTGTTTTTGGATCTCTTAGTAAATTTGAGTGTCCTTCAACTTGCAAATAATCCATGTTTCACTTATGCAAGGGCAATAACTTTTATATTTTTAATTCTTGGTGGATATGCTTGATTAGTTGATGTAAGTAATACTTTAATTCGATACGCTTTAAATTTTGGCAAATTATTTATGGTAAATTTGTATTCTTTAAACTCAAGACTTGCAGATTGGAATCCAAGAGAGGATGAAATGGGAGTGTTGGTATCTGGTTTGCCATTGTTATTTGCTTGATTAATGATTTGTCCTTTATATAAGTTATCATATCCAGGGAAAGGTATGAAGATAGGATCAAAGTTTTGTTCTGGTGATATTGCATATAAAACGCGAATATCGGAATAGACATTAATATGTGCATCAAAAATAACTTGAATAGAAGTAGATGCATTTGTAAGGACATTTTCCTTTGAAATATATTGACATGCTGTAGGATCGGAAGAAATTAAATTAATTCTCTTATCAGTTGCATAGTTTACAATTGCACTATTGACTCTATTTGAAGTTAAAATGGCATTACATCTTTGTAAATCAATAACGGGACTAATTCTATTGTCAGTAGTAGATAGTAGAAGTCTCATATTGAATGATTTATTACCTGGAAGATTACTTAACTTAGATAACTCATTTACATATGAACAAATCACTCTTGGAGTATTCAAATAATTCAATTCATTGATAGATACTGATTCATATCCCATATCAGTAAATGGTATTTCTGTGCCATTAATACTCTTACCAGAAACAGTTCTAACTTCTCCAGTTAAAGTAGTTCCTCTGACAGTAGTATTTTGAATCATAGGAGTTATGATTTCATATGGCATATTTTGTGATGCAAGAGCATTAAATCCACCAGCAGTCATTGTTTCATTAAAATAAAGTTTGGGAAAACTCAATCCATCTGATCTACCAATACCATATGCAGACGACATATCAATTGCAAGATTATATGAATCAAAAGTAATCGCATTTGCTGTTGAACTTGCATTTTGTAAGTAATGAACTTTATTAATTCTCCTTAAGGAAACTCCACCCAATTCGTATTTGTAAACTGGAGTACCTATAGGATAATTTCTAGAAATAGTTGAATCAATATTTCTTGTAATTATTCCTCCAATTTGATTTGCTGAAGTTGATGTATAAGAAATAACTTCATCGCCAATTAATAAATATCCTGGATTTGTTGTGCCAATACCAACATTTTCAAAAGTTCCAAAATTTTCCGAATTTTCTACTGAAAGAGGAGAAGTTGAATTTGTATTATAATTTAATGTAAGTTTAGTGGGAATAATATCGGAGTCAATTTTTGAAATATTTACATAATTTTGGGAAGAATACATTCCATGATTTTTATGATTTATTGTAACAGTTGTTCCATCACTTACAACTGTCAATCTATTTGGGATTACGCCTCCACCAAAAGTGGAATTTAAGTCAGTTGCAATTCCGGATTGATTGTAGAATCTTATTGTTCCACCTACACCAATATTAAAATCTCCTTGTACTCCATCAAGAATTATTTCATTTGTGCTGGCAATAGAAACAATTGAGAATCTTATATTTGAACCCGCAGGAGAGTTTCCAAGTGAAGATACTGATACAATATCTCCAACTTGATATCCAGTTCCTCCGTTAGAGATTGTTGCAGCAACTGCTACACCATTGCTAATAGTAACATTAACTGTTCCATTAAGTCCTGTTCCCGTAATTGAAGTAAGAGCAACTCCCGCATATGTATATGAACCACCCATATCAAAAGATGGAGTGTATCCAATTCCTGGATTAATGATATTTAAGTTGGAAGATGCTGAACCAGCACTACCAACATAATTTCCGTATGCATTACTATTACCTTGAATTACTGTTAGTCCAGGAACAAAAATTGTATCTGAAACAGCAGTATTGAGTCCTATACGAACTTTTCTGGAATTTAAAGTTGCACTATTTGGCAGTAGTGTTGCAACTTGCCCATTACCTGCGGTTAATTGTGGATTATACAGTTCTAAAGTTCCACTATTTAAGAAACTTGCACTATAAAGAGTAAATTTCAAATCATCCCACTGACTTGGTTCCCATGTGGATCCATTTTGAGATTTAAACAATGATCCAAGAGTTGGTTGATTGGAAATATATTCTTGAGTAATATAGTCATTTTCACCTACTCTTGAAATGAAGACATTATATTGTGAAGATCCAGACATCAAGACGAGTGCATATTCTTTTTTTCCTTCCAAATATACTGGTGCTTTAAAATTAATTGTAGTTGCTACACTAGAATCATTTGATATTTTTACATTTACTGGATCTATTACAACTTCTGAAAATGGAAGAATTTTTAAAGTTGGTGTTCCAAGTTCTACAGTTCTTATTTGAACTGTAACGGGAACATTAACAGTATCTTTAGTTTTAAAGAAAACTTCGCATTTCGTTACAAAAACACCAGTAGGATCGTCAACAAAGAAAGATTGTGCAAGAGGATCCCAATATCCAATCTGTACTTGTTGTGAAGATTGTGAAATAACTTGAGTGCTAGCAACAACAGTTCCTGCATTTCTCGAAACAGATTGACTTTCAGATTGTGGTTGAATTTCTACTCTTGCATTTCTAACTGCAATTATATTTTCTTGTACTGTTTCAATAGTTCCAGAAGATGTAAATTTCTCTTCCGCATAAGTTGTTGATGTTGCTTTTTGATT